CGCGGTGGATGTCTCGCTCACGTTCCTCGGCCTCCGGGTCGTAGGTGTCCCATACCGGGCCGGTGAACAGAGCAGGGCTCACCCCATGGTGGTTCTCGGGGATGTCCGCCCGCCCCATGTTGTGGCCGCGCGGGAGAGGGCATCCGCCCCACGCCCCGCAGGTCTGCGTCTCGGGCTGCTGCACCTCACCGTTCACGCCGGGGCAGTACACGGGTCGCGCGTCTGGCCGCTGCTGCCAGTCGTGCGGGGCGTGGGGCTGCTTGACCCAGAACGCGTCGGTGCACTGGATGTTGCGTTGGGCGGGCTGTGCCTCGTCGGCCCTGCGAGCGCGGCGCTCAGCCTCGTCGGTGGGCGCGGACGCCGGAACCAGGGCGGCGGGAGGCGCCGTGATCGTCAACCGCGGGAGCAGCCAAGCCGCCGCCTTGCGGTAGTCGTCCTGGAACACGGTGGTGAGCTGCTGCCAGGCCGGGTGATCGGCGCCGTACACGTGGGCGTCGGCTGCGCACAGCATCCGGGCCCAGACCTCGATGGCAGATGTCCGGTCGGGTTCCCCGTTCATATTCATGTCGTCCTCTCTGCTCGACGGGCGAGCATCCGGTCTTTGGCCTGCTGCTCGGTGGGGGCGGTCCATGCGTGCCAACCGGCGGACGCGGTGTACTGGCGGCCATGACCGCGCTCCTCGATGCCGCAGTGTCGGCAGCCTGGTACGGCGATGCTGCCGGTCACGCCGCGTTCCCGAGCAGCCGGTCGATGGGCGCGGTGTACCCGCGCATGCTGCCGAGGTTCTCGTTGATGAGCGTGGTGATGGCGTCGTTGGCGGCGCCCTCCCAGTGGTCGAGGACTTCCGCGCGCCGGATGATCTCGCCGAGTTCCTTGAGGCGGTCGGTGTCCTCGCAGATGCCCTCCGCGAGATCCCGGATCATCTGCACGGCGATCTCCCGGGCGGCCTGCGCTGCCGGGCTCAAGGCCTCCACCACGTCGGGGAGGACGACGCCGTCCTCATCGACGAGGACGAGGCCGTGGAAGCCGAAGCGGCCGAGGAGGTAGCGGCCGGGCTTGCGGCCGTCGGCAAGTTCGCTCAGTTCCTCGCTGCGCATCCGGTAGGTGCGGCGGGCGATGTCGCAGCGGTCACCGTCCGGGCAGTCCGTCGGGTGGGTCCAGTCGATGGTGCGCTCGCTGTCGATCTCGGTGACGGTCAGGTGGTGCGGGTGGTTCATGAGCACTCCTTGTAGGTGGTGTAGCTACACCTTAGAGTGGGGTGTAGCTACACCGCAAGCGCCCCAGGGAAGGACCACGAAATGGCAGACGTAGCTACACCCAGCTACCCTCCACGCATGCCCAACCAGCCGAAGACCCCCGCCCGACAGATGCGCATCGGCGACGAGTGGTACGACTTCGAACTGGCCACCAAGGCACAAGACACCGAACGCGCCGCCGCCGTCCGGGCCTTCATCGACTGGTACATCCGGCGCCCCGACGCGGAACTCCCCGAGCGCCCCGACGCGAGCTACTGGCGAAGTGCACAGGCGGACGACTGACACCCCAGCCCGGACGCGCCACGGCCCCGCCCGCCCCACAACAGGGACAGACAGGGCCGCAACCGTTCACCGCGCGAACAGCGCCACCGCACCCGTTGCCGCACCGGCAACACCAGCCAGGACACCAATCGTCGGCAACGGCCAACGAGCCTTCTCCAACGTGCGGATCCTCGTCTCGTGGTCAGCCACGTCCTTGCCGAGATCATTCAGACCCTGCCCGATGCTGTCGAGCTTGGTCTCCACCCGGGTCAAGCCATCGCTCAGGGATCTCAGCTCCTGGTACATCTGGGCGCTGCTGATGTAGACGCCCGCCGGGTCCGAAGCGGGGGCACCCATCAGACACCCGCGACAGACGACGCCGAGTTCTTCACCCCGACCACACGCGCGGCCAGGCCCTTCACAAGGGACACCACCGCAGCGACACCGGCCGTGCCGACCGTCTGCCAGAACGAGGCGTGCAGGACGTCCGCCGGGCCCGCAGCTATGGCCACGGCCGTCGAGGCTGCGAGGAACGTCCAGACGACGCGCTCAGCGAGGTCACGGCCGTAGGTGGCCGCGGTCTTCACCACGGTGTCGGCGTTGGGGAGGTTGAGGTCAGACATGATCAGGACTCCTTACCGGTGACGTCGACGTGGACGTTCACGACCGCCCGAGCGACCGCGTCGTCGACTGCTTTCTGCACCGCGGCGACGACCGTCGCAGTGTCAACGCCGGAGCCCACGAGCCCGGCGAGCTTGGTGATGGCCGCGGTCTGTGCGGCCTCTGTCGCGGCGACCTTGTCGATCCGCTTGAGGATCTCCGTCTGGACCGAACTCAGCGTCCACGTCGGGTTCGTGGCGGGCGCGCCCGGGACGGAGATGATCCCGTCCAGCGTGAGCACCGCCTTCGCGACCTCAGCAGCAGTGGGCATGTCGTCCTCCTCGGACGGTTCAGTAACGCCCTTGGCCAGGGCAATGAGCTTGGCAAACGGCAGAGCGCCCGGGTCGCCGTGGTCGTTCTCGGGCACGTGCTGATGCCCGCACACCCCCTCGAAGGCGTCCCACTGCGCGAAGGACATCCGGGCCGGGCTGGCGCCATACGACGCGGGCGTGACCCCCGGACGCCGAGGATCGGGCCCGTAGTTCAGCCACATCGACGGCCCGGTCAGCGGGACCCCGTGCTCCGCGTTCAGCCAGCGCAAGAAGTCCGCGAGATCCCGAAGCGCCCAATCCGGCGGGTCGCCCCAGTAGATGTAGTCCCGGCCCGCGACACGGCTGCCCCAGCGCTCACGCTTCGAGTAGTCGCAGGTCCCTTCGAGTTCCACCTGCACGACGTTCAGGGTGTTCGTCTGCACCCCGCCAGCCAGGTTCTGCAACGCGCGGGAGGATCGGTCGATGTCGAAGTGCTGGTACCAGTCGAGGCGCTGCCGGGCGAAGTTCGCGACGGCGGTGAGGTTCGGGGCGACGGCGCCGCCGTTGTAGTCGGTGAGGCCGACGCCCTCGGTGGTGTGCACGACGGCGACGTTGACCTCCATGAGGTCGCCGCCGTATCGGGTCTGCCACCAGTGCGCCGTGTTGGCGCCCGGGTACTTCTGCGGTCCGGTTCCGGCCATGTCCCCTCCTCAGGCGACGCGCAGCATGGACAGCCACGAGTCCGTGTACAAGGTCACTGCGGTCGCATTGCTGACGAGCTGCGCCCAGTCCAGCGAGAACGTGCCCGGGGTCGAGGAGACCCGCAGCGTCCCGTACAGCTGGAGCGTCAGCGGGATCCCGCCCGTACCCAGACAGCCGTAGCTGCGGGCCGAGGTGACGTCGTTGGTCTCCACCCGCATCAGGTAGCCGCGCGCATCCTGCGTGTCCGTGATCAGCGCCGGACCGGACGACGACCCGATCACCGGGGAGTGGCCGGCGCCGATTGCCGTCCACTCGCCGAGCGCACCCGACGGCGCGGAGAAGTCGACGTTCAAGTCCGCGGCCGTCGGGCCGTCGTACTTGATCCACCCGTGCCAGCGGTACACCGCGTTCGCGACGACCTCCATCTGGAGGTGAGGGTCAGCCGTCGCCGTCGTGGTCGCCGCCCGAGCGGTGTCGCTGGTCTTCCGCAGCACTTGCTCCTGCGAGGAGCGCAGCAGGGTCGCGGTGATGCGCTGCCCCGCCGGGAACGTCGGGTAGGCCTCAGCCATGGGGTGCCTCCTTACAGGGCTAGGTAGGTGGGGTCGGCGAGCCGGACGTCCGTGCCCGCGGTCTGCGCCTTCGTGACGCCGTTGACGCTGCGGGTGACGGTGAAGACTTGCGGGTTGACGACGGCGAGATCGTCGTAGCTGACAACCGGGCTGACGTTGGTGTTGCCGACTTCGAGGATCGACCGGACACCGACGCTCGTCGCCGACGACAGGGCGCTGTCGGTCACGGTGACCTGCCACTCCGGCGTTTCCACCAGGTCGGCGACTGGCCAGGCTTTCGCCCGCAGCCGTGCCCCCTGCGCCTGGAAACGGATCCGGAAGAAGGAGCCCGGGGTGTACGTGTACGACAGCACCGACGACGTCAGGACCGACTCCGCGCCCGCGATCCGGCGGACGATCGCCATGGTCAGCACGTTCGCCGTCGAGAACGCGAGCCGGGCCATGAACAGGTTGTCGATGTCGATGTACCGGACGGTGAGCCCGGCGTAGATCGGCGCGCCCGTCGCGGCTGCGCTCGTCGTGACGCTCCCGTACAGATCACAGTCCGCGTACCCGAGGCTGGTGAACACGCGGCGGCTGACGTCCACCGTCCCCAGCGTGTGCGTGCCCACCCCCGCGGCCACCGCGTAGTCAGCAGCCGATCCGCCCGACGTCGTCCACGCCTGCCCCGTATCGGCACTGCCCCAACTGCTGGCCGAGGTCCGGCCGAAGGCGTCCACGATCTTCGAGGAGACCGCGGTCACCCGCATCACCTCGCCCCCGACCCGCACATCCCACGGCACCTCGCCCGTGTCGGTGGTCCACAGCATCGTCGGGTCATAGACCGGGGCCACGTCCAGCGACGTGTCCC